TCGCAATTGCCTGACCTGTCGGGACATTGACGTAAGCCGAGAGGTCCAAGGTTCCAGTATTCCTTGAACCACTAGCTGTTGCTGCGGCCAAGCTTACTGTCTCACTCAGGTAGAAACTGCCTGTCTTTGCTGTTGCCATATCTCCGCTGATGCGTGGTCGGTGTAAATAGTTCACTATCCCCTTACGTGTCTCGTTGTACGCAACGCCTATGGACTATCCTCTGCCTGCGTTGCAGGCGAGGGTGCCAGTGCGCACCATAGCGTTGCTTCGTAATTTGAATGTAAATGAAGTACTGCGCTCATGCGTAGAACGCTCATAGCAACAATTAATAGCAACTATCAAGTGGCCGGCTCATGCCAGTGGTGAGTGTAAGTCTGAGTGAGATGGGATATGAAGGATATGTGAGTATCTCAAAGGGGGATAGATCCAGGTGTATCGACAAATTACTCTGCGATTATGCTTTGAAAAGCAATTGGACCGTACGTAAGGGTGAGCATATGACTGTTCAAGAGGTCTTTGAGCGTCAAAAGTACCTAGAGGTGACTTTAGAACTATATCGAGAGAAGATTGAAGCCTTTGAGAAGGAGTTGGAAGAATGAATTGGGCTGTGTTGCCTCCGAAGTGCATGGCGTGTGGGAAAAGACTGAATCCTTATAATCATTTGATGTTCCAGCTCTCTCTCGATGGGAAGAAGGTGAAAGACTCCGATCTAATCCAGCGAGGGTTTTGCTGCAAGGACTTGATGTGTTTAGCCAGGGCGACAGGGTGTGATGAAGAATGAGCAGGTATAATTTTCATCAACCCAAAATCACCTATTGCCCAAAATGCCATCAACCATTCAAACCAGATGGGTGGCTAGACTCGGGACAGTGGTGCAAGTGCGAATGATCTACTCCTGTTCTCTATGTGCGTACTATACGAATTCTCAGTACCGACTCGATCAACATTGGCTAACACACCTACCCATACCGGACTGATTACCAGTTCGACGGATTGGCTGGTGAGGCTGCCCATCCCAATTTCGCACCGTATTCAATATGCCCGTAGATTTCTGTTTCATCAAAACCGCCTCCCCACTTATGGGCTGGATCTACGATAGTAAGTATCGTACCTGTTACGATGACCCCAAAGAATACGGCGAAGACCGTACCAGCCAAGCGACCAACGCCTAATTGACCAGCCCACCAGATACCCTCTCCGGGTAGTTTTGGATCTATCAAACCACCAGCCGCATAATATCCCCATGCTGTCATGAAATCTCTACCCCAATGAGCCCCACCGTGAGGACCAGTCCTCGGATAAAGTAACGGTCGGGGTGGCTCTGGTTCTTTTGGGGCTGTAAATGAATACTTGAAGAATGAGCTTCTTTTTCTTCTTAGCCATCAGGTATCATCCAGCCCTTGCAGGACATGAGACCTGCGAAGGCGCTCAATCCAAACGAGGTCTTTTTCTTTGGCCGTGATTCCTTGAATAACTAAGTTCGCTGGGTACAATTCCAGACTGGTCGGTATGCCACCAGTTCGGAAGACGATTAATCTAGTCCAATGTAGTTTTGATGTAGCAATAGGATTACCCGATCCAAATGTAGCCGTATCGGTGGTGATGTAACTGCCGGGTATCTGAGCGTTCTCTGCATAAGTACGAGATTGACCGTAGACTATCATTTGTTGATCCAAGGTACTAGGTCCGGGGAGGAACCCGGGGACGGTGGGGAAAAACGCCATCTCATCTAAGTTTAGAGCTCTGGTAGAGAGAATGTCATATTCCCATATTTGGGGGAAGGCGAGAGGAACGTCACTACGGGGTGTTCTCATCTTCTGAATGTCTACCCCTTGGGTGAAGAAGGTTAAATCATCCATAGTATACCCTTGAAGGTCAATGTATGTGCGTAAAACGGCCGCCCCTGTTGCAATCCCTTGAACAATAGTTTCCCATCCATTAGTGGCAGACACGGTAGCCAGGAAGCCGGAACCATCTACTGTAATGTCTATATCCGTGCCATCCACCTGCTTGAGCAGTTGTCTAGGGGTAATCTCTTCAGGCATTCACTTCATCCTCTTTGCTTTTGCATGAGCCTTCTTTGCTAGTTGAGCGAAGGATGTCCTAGGGTGTTTCTTCCTGAGTGCCTTGTATGCCTTCGCATACTTCTTGTTGTATGCTGAGGCTTTGCGCTTCTTTTTGGCTGGTTCGTACGCTCTCCTAGCTGTCTTACGAGTCTCCCCCTTAGTGGTCGATTCGTGTGAGTGTAGGGATTCCCCACATCTTGGACAGTATCTAGGCACCTAAGCACCTCAATTGTCCGCTGCCGTACTCTGAATTGCCACGGCCATCCAGTCCTTGGTTGAAAGTTTGACTACTCGACAGCGTATGCGGGCTGTTCCGTAGATGACTTGACCACCTACAGCAACGGAATCGTTGCCGACTGTAAAGTAAAGCTGGTCGTTAACGACTATGAACATGTCCGACAGACCAGAAGGACCGAAGTTATCGGGGAACATGTCTGCCGAATGAGAGACTTGGGATGTCCCTTGATCGATGTTCAAAGCACCACTAGCAACGAGGCTCTGATCGTCTGCCCGAACAAATGCTCCCCCAGGGTTTAGATCGGTTAGTTGCGAAGTTAGGCCACCTGCCCCACCCACAGCTATCATCTGGGCACCATCGCTGGAGAAGTCAGCACCAACCTGCCAAATGAAGTCCACCTGGTCGATCGCAATTGCCTGACCTGTCGGGACATTGACGTAAGCCGAGAGGTCCAAGGTTCCAGTATTCCTTGAACCACTAGCTGTTGCTGCGGCCAAGCTTACTGTCTCACTCAGGTAGAAACTGCCTGTCTTTGCTGTTGCCATATCTC